TGGATGCTTGATAAGGAAATTAATGGTACTTCAGTTCCCAATAAAAGTGGAACGGTTGATGTTCTTGTTCGTGGCGGATTTCAATGCGATGATATGGGTCTTGGTAAGACGATTCAGATTACTTCCGTTATTGTCAATAATATAAAACCTTTTACACTTATAATCGCCCCTCTTGCTATGATTGATACATGGTCTAACATACTTCAGAAAGTTGGTTGTGCTGTCTATGAAGTTGATAAAAGTTCTACTAACCCATGGAAACTTATGAATGATCCTGATACTCCCATCCCTAATCACTTTATTAAGAATCGTCCTTCTATATGTATAAGTAATTATGAAAAACTATATCACAATCCTTCATTCTTTAATAGAACTTGGGATAGAGTTGTTCTTGATGAAGCTCATAAGATTCGTAATGGCGATGGTGAAGTTGCCCGTTATGCTCGCAAAATTGTTGCTCCTATTCGCTGGGTTGTTACTGGTACTCCTCTCGTTAATTCTCTTAAAGATATAGTATCACTTCTTGCTTTTATTGGTGTTCCTTACTCACCTTTATGGCGCTGGGAACCACGCTATATTCGTATCCTACCTGATATTGTTATTCATCGTTCACTTAATGAATTACGCAAAGTTATCAAAGACGCACCTCCAATTCCTGAAATATATAATGAGAATCTTCCATTTACTACTAAAGTAGAAGAAGAGTTCTACTTTGGTGTTCAAGGTGTTACAGAAGGACTAATGAAAAAATATTCAAATGACCTTTTGAGTTCAGCTGAAGCATTCAAACTTCTTCTAAGGCTACGTCAATTATCAGTTCATCCACAAGTTTATATTAATGCTAAAAAGCGTGAGAATACTAGTTATAGTAGACCTGATTGGTCTACAGAATGTACTAAGCTTGAAAAAATTAAAGATATTATTTTAAATGATGATAAAACAAAAGTACATAAATATATTATCTTCTGTCAGTTCAATGATGAAATGTCTATTTTAAGAGAGTTTCTTCTTAATAATGAACTTATTAATGATGATAATATTCTACTATATAATGGCTCTATGACTCAAAAAGAACGTGGTAAGGTTCTTACTAAATCTAAAGAAACTACTGAGACAACAGTAATGTTAATTCAGCTTCAGGCTGGTGGTGTGGGGCTTAATCTACAAGAGTATGATCGTATTATCTTTGTAAGTCCTTGGTGGACAAGTGCACTTATGGATCAGGCAATTGCTCGTGCTGTTCGTATGGGCCAAGAAGAAATTGTTAAGGTATATCATCTTCGTCTTCTTGCTGAACATGAATCCGCTATTAATATTGATGAAATGATTAATGCTAAAGCTGAAGAGAAACGTAAGATGCTTGAGAAGCTATTCTCTATATGCTCAATTGATTCTAATGATATTTAGTAGAATTAAATAAATTAAAAAATATAATAATTTTTGATATTAATATTTTTTTCAAAAATATTAAAATTGAAAAACAGTAAAATTGAAACATTTATATAAATATATTATATTACTAAACGAATTATTATATTTATTCTAAGTAATTTTAAGATATATCAATTTATTCCAAGATGTCTTCTATAATTCAACAGGACATTAATATAGAAGCCAAACGTGTATTAATTCTTGCTGAAATTGCTGAGAAAAAACGATTAGAAGAAGAGAAACGTATACAACACGATATTAATATAGAGGCACAACGTAAGATAATTCTTGCTGAAATTGCTGAGAAGATGATATTAGATACTAATGCACGTATCAGAAAAGATATTGAACGTCAAATAATTAGTAATAATATTAAAATAAAGCAAGAAGAAAAAAATAAAAAAGAGATTGAGATTGAGATTTATAAACAAGAAAATATTCGCGTTCAAAATGATATATATAAAATCAATAATGAAATCGTTTCATTAGAAGCATCATTAGAACTATCACTTCAAATAAAATTGGTAGATGTAAAGATAGAACAATAATTAACTAAATTAAAATTATTTATAAATAATAGATAAATGAATAATAATAAAATCAAAAAAATTACTAATTTAGTAACCCCTTTTTTATCTAATAATGACAAACAGCATGTTAATATAGCATTAATGAAACACACATTTACAGGCCCAATATGTGATGATGAAGGATTTAGTCAACATAAAGGAGAATGTTGGAATGATACACTTCAAGAGATATTCTTTTTCTCAGATGGTTTAAAAAATATTACACAGCAATTATTTTATAATTTAGATACATCTTCTGATAATCTTACAAAATTAGTATCAATCAAATTATTTCCAGATAGTATTGACCTAACTGATACAGAACAGAATACGGTTTATAAATTAGTAAAATATATTAGACTTATGAAAATAAGATTTGTTACACATTATAATTTTTTAATTGATACAACGACACAAAATAGACAGACTCTCTCTAAAATATATAAATCAAAACGTAGATATTCTACAGTGTGTGGAATAGGAAGTGCTAAACATATAATTAATTTATATAAAGGAGATTCAAATGTATATAGTTCTGGTCTTAGTTATATATTAAAAAATGAATTATTTATTAATTTGATTCGTATATTTGATATTCCTTTTATTGTTGCAGAATTAAAACCATCTGATAAATTATCAAATATTAATGGAATATTTATTTCTGCTAATTTTATGAAATTAAATGATACAAATACATATGCTTTTAAAGGAACGCACGCATTTGGATTTTTAAAATGTGATTCACAATGGAAATATTATGATGATAATGAAAAAAGTGGTCTTATTGATTTAAATGAAAATTTAGTATCTCTTTATATAAATGAAGACAACATAGCAATAGCTGTTGATAATAACAGTAATATATATATAATAAAATATAAGTTACATGGTAATAATGATAATAATGATAAATCAAGAGTTGCAACTATAACAGAATATTATGATGATAATAAATGGAATACATTTACTCCAGAATGGAATGAATCACATATTTTTAGAAAAATATATACAAAAAATACTTTATCTATTGTGAGACCCAGAATACGCTGGGCTAATATGAGACGAAGAGTTGGAGGAACTAGAAAAGTACTACACAATAAACGTAGCACACTTAAATATAAATCTCGAAATTAAAATCCATATATAATGAAGAAAAATTGAATTTAATTATTTGCCATATGGGTTATGCGATACAATCCATACATAGTTACTCTAAGAATGACTACTCCAAGATTTGGCGATATTACAGTGGATACAAATGATTCAAATACAACAAATACAACAATTACTACAAAGGACTTTTGGGATTCTATTTTAACAGGTATGAAGTTTGATAAAAATGTCTGGATTATCTGGAATGGTATTGGACATCATTATCGCATGAAGCATAGTAGTGGAAATTGTATAAATGAGGCATATCATCACGATATTTATATGATTGATAATTACTTTAATAAGTATAAGATTATACCGATTCATGAGGAAATAGAAGTACTTCAAAAGAAGAAAAATGGCAATGTAACATATTTATTTACAGGTATTATGAAGAACACAACTATTAAAACGGGTACTACATATGACACACCCCTATCAGATGAAGAGATTATATATATTAAGAAGTATTGTACTATAAATGATACTGAAAATATGGATGTGTTTAAAAGGAAAATGAAAGACTATTTTACACTCCATACAGATACAACTATGGAAACAAAAGTGTCTGAACTGGAGAACAAACTGCAGATATGTATAGAATCAGTAGGATTGATTCGGTCATATCAGGAACATATGAAAAAATATGATGCTAAAATCTCTGAACAACAGATAACAATTGTACATCAGTCAAAAATGATAAAAACTCTTGAACATAAAAATACAGAGCTACAAAAGAAACAAGAAGATGATTCTGGATTCATCTCCTATCTCAAAAAGTTGTTTGCTTGGAATTAATACTAGATAAAAAATAAATACAATTATTTTTAATGACCAGAAAAAAAATTGAAATCATATGACCGCCTATATAAATGTGTGCCTAGCAGTTATTACAGTTATTCCAAGTTATATTTCCAAGTTATTATTCAAGATGTCTTCGATTACAAATGATGCTATTCAGGCGCGTGTTGCCGAGATTCTATATGAGCGTGAAAATTCCAAGAGACTCGAGGAGGAGCGTCGTATTCAGATTGAGATTGATACTGAGGCACGGCGCGCACTAGCTGAGGCTGAGCACGCTGAGAAGAGGCGTCTAGAGGAGGAGCGTCGTATTCAGTTTGAGATTGAGGCAGCAGCTCGCCGCGTAATTATTGAGGCTGAAATCGCTGAGAAGAGGCGTCTAGAAGAGGAAAAGCGTATTCAGGTAGAGATTGATAGGGCAGCAATTGCTCAAATCGTTACTGTTAAGCGCGAGGATATCAAGAAGAAGCAAGAGGAGATTGAGTTCTACAGGCAGGAGATTATTCGCGTTCAGACTGATATCAGTAAGATTAACAGTGAGATTATTTCATTTAATCATACTCCTTCATCACCAATGAATATCCCTAATTCCGACACAGGAATTAGGGATTCCCATTCATCTTTCAAGGGATCAGAACTTGGACATAGTGATATAGATGAGGATTATATTATTCAGCATCTAAGGGCCGATAATGGTTCAATGTATGAAAAAAAAAAAGACTTGGAGAGGGTTTGAGTATGAAGTAGATAATTCAGAATTTATTATTAGTAAAATTAATACTCTTAATAATAGTCTTAAGGCTATTGTCACTATCATTCGAAATAATGGAAAACTAACTCTTCATAAGCTTAAGGAGTTTGTAAATAAAGATGAATCTATTGCATCGGTAATCAGAGATAATATTGTTGATACACCACTATCTAAGATCATTCAAAATAAAATGAAGATGCTTGTTGTGATGGAAATCTTGAAGCCGAATAATTAAATAGTGTATAAACTGAAAATAAATATAAAAAATAAATATAAAAAATAAAATATTTAATACATTTTTAGTCTATATTCAAGGGCTTTTAGTTGTTTAACAAATCCAACATTTGGGTCAATAATTGGACGGCGTTTCTTAACAAAATTATATGCCTCTTCATAATGCCATCTATTCTCAATCATTAAATATGCCAATACTAATGTAGCACTTCTACTCATTCCTGCCGCACAGTGAACAAT